AAACCTAAAGGTTTAACAAAAGTGCGTTAAAATATCTTCCCTAAGGACTTATATCAAGCCCCTCCCAGGGTTACACTGGGACTAAGGTGCTGGAGTCGGCACATAAAACATCGGTGGCGCTCCAGTAAAGAAAAAGAGGTTAAAATCTTCTGCGGCAGCGACTAGTGCACACGTGCGCAGAGGATTACTTGTGGAGTTATTATATATAGAGAAATTATAACCCCACGGCAATTTAAAATTGCCAGCAGTTGTTCTATTCTGAAATTTTGCAGGATAGAAACGAACATTGGAATAATATGGGATCTCAACCTCTAGAGCTCCCATATTAACTTGTGTAGTAACAACACCATTAGCACTGATGCACATGTCCGTTGGATCTGTCCACATTTGTAGACAATCATGTGCAGCATCACTAGCATTAATGCTGGTACTACGATTGTAGGAGGTAATGGCATAAGGCCCACCTCCAGGGCCTGTGTACCTATTTGATAGCCGATAGGCTATCGAATGGGCCATGTGGTTTTGATCGGATTGAGGAGATGTAAAGACTTTCCATCTTGCACCCCCTCTTACGCCACTAAATGCTGGAGTCAAATAATTCATCACAGTATTTTGGGCATAATTCCAAGCAACAGTCCCACCAGTAGCTATATTAACAGCACCAGTAGGACTACCACGATAGTAAGGGTAAGCATGTAAGCTCACCTTACGAATTGTTGCTACATTATTAGCTGTACCTCCACCTACACCATGGTGGAAGTTATAACGTTTTAATAACAGTCTCAAGGTGTCTATACTCTCACCAGGATATATATCGAAAAACGATGGATCCTGAGTAATAGCAGAAAACACCTCAGACACTTTCGTAGTCTCCGGAGCAGCTTCATTATCATGAGCTGCTACTGGAACATCAGTCTCAATAGCAGACTGAGGTTCCAACTCACCACCAGTAAAAGTAGCAGTTGCACCGGGAACAGGAAAGTACGTTAAATTACAAATACCAGCATGTGTTGGAGCAGTAAATGCGGCATCGTCACACATACGTGTAGACACTGCCACATAAATGTTATTATTTGCCACAGAGTTAGGTGTAGTCAACTCATTAATAACACTCATGGTAATAGTACCATTAAAGTAATTACCATCAGGCTCCAATGTAGCACCGGTTACGTCAAACAATACAGGAGGAACAGACCAATCATTGACTGTATTAAGCCAATGTCTCTCTCTCCCCCATCCTATCTTAATTGTAAAATCACGCGTTTCTGCAAGATCCACGATCTCTGTGAAGTTGACATTATCTTCCACAGGATTTGGAGAATCAACTGGATCATACATGATTTTAACACGTCCTTTATGGTATGCTGAACATACAAATTGAAAACGCACTTCCATACTACCATGCCAATATCCAAATAAATTTTGAACTAGGCAGGATGGAGTGAAATGTAGTTCAGTACCATCTGGAACAGACAAAACATCATGCAA